TAATATATAATAAAATTAATAAAAATAAAAGTACCGAGGCCGAAGCCCCGGTTCTTTTAAAGTTTTGTGCTTATTTCATTAACATGAAATTGTTAGCACCTTGTGTAATTAAACATCTTTCTGATAAAAAGTGTATTTGCATTGCATCTAAAGCAGATGTAGCAGCTCCAACAGAACCAGTAACCCAAGTTTTCATTCTTCTATCGTCAGTTTGTGAAGCTCTGTAACGAACGTGTAAAAATGGTCTCTTTAAGTTAGATCCTAATTGCTGGTCATAAACAGTTGATGTTCCAGCTGGAACAATAACTCCTCTAATAGCATCTGTAGTTGCAGCAGCGTTAATACCACCTCTTGTAGCTAGATCATTTAAGTATCTAAAGTCAGACTTGTAGAAATCGTAAGATCCACGTCTGAAACCAGAGAAACCTAAGTTTAATGCCATATCTTCAGAATTGTTGAATACTCCGTAAGAAGTTCCACCAGCACCGTAAGAATTCATTGCAGCTAACATGTCATCCATTGCAAGAGATGTAGCTCTGTTTAAGAACATCATGTTTTCTTCAATAGCACCTTGCTTATCAAACTCAGCTAAGATAGCGTCAAATTCAGCTAAGTCAGTAGAAGCATTAACACCATTAACACCAGAAGTAACGTTTCCTCTGTCAGTAATAGCAGCAAATAAACCTTCAGTACCAGACTTATTAGCAGTTTGCCCTAAAGCTCCATCAACGTTAGTTGAGTTAGAAGTTTTAACACTTTCTAGCATAGACATTTCTAAGTAGTCAGCAAAACGAGCTCTTGTATCAGACTCAGCTTTCATATACCACATGTAACCAGAAGCTCCTTGTTCAGAAGCAACTTCTACCCATCCAATTCTAGAAGCATCAGAACCTGAAACTTCGTAGTAATCTTTTAGAATAATTGGCTTGTTAGAAAATGATTTGAAATCAGGCTCGTTAGCAGTTCTTTTAGCAACACCATCGTAGTCATCACCTTTTTTAAACTCAGAACCAATAACTAGTAAAGTTGCAGCTCCTGCAGTTTCAGAATGTCCAGTTAAAACATCTTCACCGTAAGATCTAAGACCTACGGCAGCACCATCAACAGCAACAACTAAACATCTTGAAACTTTTCCTGCAGTTGCTAATAATACGATGTCATGATTTCTAATACCATGTAAATCTCCAACAGCTGAAGATCCATAACCATCTGCTAAAACGTTACCATCTATATCAGAAGTAACTGTAAATTTACCTTTAGCTCCTGATGAATCAACGTTACCGTTTAAATCAATAGTACCTTTCATTGAAATATGTAGTCTTGACTGCTCAGACCAAACCACTTGGTCAGCTGTCATAGCCTCTTCAGCCCCAACTTGATTAAGAAATCCTGAAATAGTTCTCGGTCCGAAAACTTCAGCTTCTTTTTCCATTAGGTCTGGTAAATATTGTTGCGCCCAGCCTTGTCCTGCTGTTGACGCCAAATCTAGATAATTTGAAGATAGTGTTTGTTGTTGTGAACTTGGAACACTATTTAAATTACCTCCTGCTGTAATTGCCATAATTTTGTTTTTTTAAATTTATTATTTATTTTTGTTTTTAATTTTAAACTTAAAGCTAGGAGAATCATCGTTAAGCACTCTTACTTTTGGCCCGCTAGTATTATCGTTTGAAAACGACTGTCTAGGATCCATACTTACATTTTTGGCCTTTGCAACACTATCTTTCATAGCGTCTGCTTTACCTTGTTCGTAAAAGTGACTAGCAATAGCATCGGGATTCATTGCTGTAAATAAAGATTTGTGATAACCTTTAGCATCTGACATTTCATTATCTTTGTTCAAGAACTTCTTGACAAAATTATTAATATCGCCTTGTGTATCTTTAACCTCACCAGCATTCTTCACATTAAACCTGTACTTCTTATCTCCGACGTTGTATTCAAAACCTTTGAATTTATCGTTAAAAACTTCTTTAGTTTTTAATTTAAAAGTGTTAGTTTGTTTTTCTGCTATTTTTTGAGTTTCTTCAGACTCTTTGTTGTATCTATTAAAGAAGTTTACAGCTTTTTGTTGTTCGGTAGTTAACCTAGAACCAGCTTTAACCTCTTCATAGTATTTAGACTTTTGCCCGTCTAGGTGGCTTTTAGCGCTGGCAACTTGCTCTTTAAGCGCTATTTTTTTCTTTTTAATATCTCTTTCCTCATCAACCTCTTCATCATATGAAAAGTCTTCTTCAATAAGAAAATCAATTTCATCACTATCTAAATGTGATTTAGTATTTTTATAGTACTCTCTCAATAAAGCTTTATCATCGTAATTTGAAAAGTCTTGATTAAGTCGAACATAATCCTCTAAAGTACCACCAGTATCTTCCATGAAATCTACAACTTTTTGTAAATTCTCTGGTATTGCTTCACCAGTCTGTTGAGCTTCAGCTACAGCTTCTTCAACTTCACTAGCTAGTTCTTCTGTTTGCTCTACAACTTCTTCTTCAGTTACTTCTTCTATTACTGGTGTTTCTTCTTGTGCTTGTTCTTTCGGTTGTACTTCTTCTTGTTTTTCTGTGGACTCGGCATTATCAAGCTCTGTAACCACTCCCTCGTCGACAGGGTTATTTTCTTTAACTTCATTTTCTTCTTTTGGTGTTGGGGGTTTATCTAAATTTACTTTAATAACATTGTCTTCAACAGTTGTTTTACCTTGAGACAAATCTACTTTTGTTGTATTGTCTTCAGTAGCCTTTTCTACTACTTCTTTTGTTTTCTTTTTTGCCATAATATAATATAATAATAGTTAATAATTTTTATCTTGGATCAAAAGACCCTAAATCAAATCCGCCACCTAGTATATCATTACCTGCAGACTCAAAGTTTTTAGGTGGTTTTTGATTATTTCTTTGGTCAATCATCTCACTTTGTTGAGTTGCTTGAATTTTTGTTCTTTCATCTTTACGATCTTCTTTTTCTTTTTCTTTAGTCTTAACAGCTTCAGCTTCCATAGATTTAATCTGCATGTTCATTTGAAACTCTAGTTGCATTAGTTCTTTCTTGTACTGAACTTCTTGAGCTTGTTTTTGTGCGTCTAACTGAGCTTTCATTTGTGCTAATTGCCCCTCACCTTGCACCATAGCTTGTTGTTTTTGCATTTCCATTTGAGCAGATGCCTGTTGAGCTTGAATATTTGCTTGAGACTGTGCTTGAATATTCTCTTGTTTCATTGCCTGATCTTTTTCTTCTTTTTGTTTTCTACGTATTTTAAGAAGTTGATTAGCAAGTTTAATGTTTTTTATTTCTCTAAGGTCTATAGCATCTTCAAGCTCTATGTTTTGTTGAGCTAAAGCTTGCTGTATGTTGTTTTCTAATAACATTTTTTCTTCTTCGTCTGGTTGTAGCTCTATAAATATACCAAAGTCGTACATATGTAGTTCAGACATTTCCTTTAAAGTAGAAACGTTATGATTACCTATTTGCTGAATAAAAGCATTTGCAGTGGGAGAATACTCTAATATATCAGATATTCTTAATGATAAGCACTCAGCAACTTCAGAGGTTAAAAACAAACCAGACTGTAGTATATGTCTTGTTGCTGTATTACTATTTGCAGCTGCTAGTTTTTGAACACCTACCAAAGCGTTTTTATCTGGCATACTACCATCTCTAGCTTCATTTAAACCAGTTACATCTCTAATCATTTGCATGTAGTAGTTGTAGTTACCAATTAAAGCCTGCATTTTGTTACCACCAGAACCTGATTGTATTTCTTGAATAGGCACTTTACCTGGATTCATATCGCCTTCAGAAGTAAAACTTCGCCCAATAACAGAACCTGTTTGAAAGAACATGTTTAAAGCTTCTTGTGGATTGTAGTTTGTACCATTACCTAAATCTATTTCAGCTAAACCATCAGCATCTAAATAAACACCATCAGGTACCATGCGAGATAATACTTGTTGTAGTTTTAAATGCGTAAGCTGTATCATATCAGCAAAACCAGTAATACGCTGAACTAAAGACTCTATTCTACCTTTGTAAATTCTAGGTGCTGTAATAGCGTAATTCATTTTAACTTTAGTAAAATCACTTTTTGGCCTCATCATGTTTTTAGCCATTTCCCATCTAAGCATTTTACTTGTACCTAATATCATAGCCCCGTCGTAAAGACACTCTATAGATCTTTGTAGTTTAGCAAAACCACCTTCCATGTCTTCTGGTGGATTAAAACTGTCATCTTTAGGTATTATTTTATCAGCACCACTACCAGTTTCTTTTACTTTATAAACTTCGTTCATGTAAGTCTTATAGTTAAAGTATAAAACTTGAATAGTATTGTTATCTTCTTCTTTGTAGCTAGAACCTTGATTATAGTTAGATTTGTTATAGTTTTTGTTTTTAACTATATCTTCTAACTCTTCTTGTGTTAAGTGAGGGAATTGTTTTACAAGCTCATTTATAGGTATTGACTTAACTTCACCTACGTAATATATATCGTCAAAGTAAGGAGAGTTTGTGTGAGAGTAAACTAAGTCAGCTGGATCAACATATTCAACTATAGCTCCTTCAGAAGTATTAAAAGATGTTTTTACAGCTCCAATACCTAGAACTGTTAAATCGTAATAAAATCTTTTCTTTGTTAATTCGTATCTACTACCTTCAAGTAAAGTATTTATAGCTTGTTCTTCTGCTATTTCTACAGCTTGTTTGTAAGTTAGTTGCATATGTAAATCTAATTCTTCTTTAGACTCTGGTAAATCTTCTGGATTATTTTCGTAAAGATCTATACCTGCATTTTCTTGAACAAAATCGTTAATATCTTTAGACTCTATATCATCAAGCATTGACTGCATATAATCTAATCTTTTACCAGCACCGTATGGATCTTGAGAATAAGCTTTTATATCATAAGTTCTTTCAGCTATACCGTTTACAACTATATCTACAAACTTAGGTATAATAGGTACTGGCTTCCAGTCTAAATTAAGATAAGACAAATCACCGTTTATAGATAACTCATCTTTATATTTTTGTATTGACTGCTCACCTCTAGCATACAGTCTTAGTTTGTGAAAATCGTTTTGATTATTTCTATATCTATTAGAACCTCTATCAGTATAAAACCACTCAGCCTCAATAGCCTTTGCTACTTTTAAACCATAATCATAGCTCATTTTCTCTATGTCGCTTACAACTTGAGATGGAAAATAACTTTTTGCAACCATATTTATTCTTTGATTAATTTAGATGTATCACCTTTATTTGCGTACTTGGCAATACTTAAGTTTAGTTTAGGTTTTTGTATTGGTGCGTTTGGTCTGTATAAATGCCTATTGTTTGCCATAATAGCAAGTCCAGAGCTAATAGAAGCATCATGCTTTGTTCTTTTGTTTATGTCAAATTTAGCCCAGTCATTTAACAATTCATTAAAATAACAATCACCAAACGATCCATCTTGCTTCATACCTACGTGAGATTGTATATACATTTCAATTGCAGAAGCATGAGCTTGTTTTATATCTTCGCTTGAATTAGGTATTCCACCAACTTCTTTTTCTGCTACAGATAATTTGTTCCATATTTTATCAGGTCTGTTCATACTAAAACCTCTATAACCACGCCTTCTTAAATAATACAATAGACGAGGTTTATTGTTCTCTGCGAGTAAAGGCATCCCGTAAAAT